GGATATTTTAAAAAGTAGTGAGGAAAAATCACTTTGAAGTGAGTTATCTTCTTGGTTTTGTATCAATTTTTCAGCTGTTACTAATGTGTTCACCTCTTTTTCATTAAGCATAATTGGAGGTAGATGATAACCACTCACTAGAAAATAACCTTTTCCGTTTTCAGAACCTATCGGAACTCCAGCATCTTGTAATGTTTTAATATCTCTATAAACTGTCCTAAGACTTATTTCAAATCTGTCTGCAATTTCTTTAGCAACAATTATTTTTTTTGACTGCAATTGAATTAATATAGATGTCAATCGTGTCAGTCTGTCCATTTTAGTTTGTTGTTTTTAGTTTGTGCCTAACGCCACTGTATAAATTCGTGGCTGATTAAAAATATAAAAATTTGCTTTAACTACCGAGGCAATCCGCGGGATTGGCTTATTAAATTAATTTTCAGCAATAAGTCAATCCTGCGGATTGACGGACTATCTACGAAGAACCATAGTTTCATTTAGCACTAACTAGCCATGATTTATACAGAATGTTATCGGCTTTCTTCTTTATACTTTAGCCTTAATTGTTCAATTACTATCTCAATTTCATTCAATCGTGGAATCTTGTCTAACCACTCTAATGGAATAGCTGCCGCTGAATAAATCAAACCCGCCAATCCACCTGTAACTGCACCTGTCGTGTCTGTATCTTCACCAAGGTTTACAGCCTTTAAAACGCTTTCCTCATAGGAACTGGATGTCAATACGCACCAGATTGATGCTTCAAGAGTATCAATGACATATCCTGAAGACTTTATTTCATTTTGGCTTAATTCATGAATATTTCCTTTTGTTAATCTATGAAATTGATCGTATTCCTTTTCATTGATATTTAATTCACCTACGATATACTTCAAACTGATATTTGCCATTTTGTAAGCGTAGGTGGGCAAAGAATATTCACACAGTACTTTTGCAAATTCTAGATAGTAAAAACAAGCTAATGCCGCTCTTACATGACCATGAGTTATGCTTGATACTTTTCTTGTTATTTCATATCTATCTAATATGGGCAAATACCGTATATGAAATAAAAGTGGGAGAATTCTCATTAAAGAGCCATTACCGTTAGACATTTCGTCCCAGTCACCAGCCAAATAAGCTACTTCACCTTTCCTTAATCTGTCTATAGCTTTTCGTGTTCCAATCCCAATATCAAAAACGTTGCCGTACGGAGTCCATCTTCCCTCATCTAGCCATGAAACAAATGATTTACCGATTTTATCAAGATCAAACCCTTTTGTGAGTTCATCCGCTAAACATAATGTTAGAGAACTATCGTCAGACCAAGTACCTGCAGGTTGATTATGTGTCCCATATCCAATCATCTTTTTAACAGAGCGTTTAGAAAGGGATTCTCTATTTTGAAATTCGACTGGTACTCCAAGAGCATCACCTACAATTAATCCCAAAATAGCGTTTTTTGGATGATTCCATAGCTTCCTATCCTTTAGATGTTTTAAGAGATTATTAAAAAGTTTAATATCTATTGAGTCATCTTCATTTTTGTACACTTCATTATTTCTTTCGACAAAGAACCCATGGGCTAAGTAATAATCACCATCTTGGTGGAATTCGGCTCGATATATTTCCTTTCCTGTCCAAGAACGATGCATATGTAATTGGTTATCATCAAAAAAGATGTACCATTTATCGTCCATGGAGTCAGGCATTAAACCAAGCAGGACTTTCTGATACTCTTCTTCATTCAACCTAATGTCAGATTCAACCCAATGTTCTATTTCTATTGGCTTAAACTTCTCTTTTTTAGGTGCAGTTGCTGTTCTCATTTTGGTTTATTGCCGATAACGTTTAGTATATGGACAGTAGGGCTTTAGATACAGATGGTGTATCAGTTTGCTACTGAGCCGAGCTAAACATTTTTATATTTCAATTTACAGATTAAATATCAAAATTTTAGCTTGGCGTTGTTTCAGTTAACCACCAAACTTTCTTGACCCACAAAACGCCCTATTGGCTATATACCGTGTTGTATGCCGTGTATTTTCCTTTTTGTAGCAGACTGTTTCGGTTTACCACCGTGCGGTGGGCAGACATACTCTTTGACAAGTTTTGGTTTGTATGTTTGCCTTGTGCGAATTGGCAATGTGTATGGCTTTAAGCGTTGGCATTCTTTACATTTTATTCAGCCATTGCACGATAATTTGCTCGTTGCTCCTTAAAGAGTTTAAGCTGTTCTACGTGTTCTTTATACAATTTATGAAGGCCGTTTTTGGGTTTCGTTTGTTCGGGAAATGTTAAAGAAAAAGCATCTAAATCACTTGTATGAATTGCACTTTCAGGAACAACTTCTTTTATTTTCTCCAAAGCGTTTAAATAATATGTTTCGCTTATTTCACAAGCGGTCAAACTCAACCCCGCATTGTAACAAGCAATGGCAATAGTTCCGCTACCTAAATGTGTATCTAAAATTTTGTCGCCTTGATTAGCATACATTTTCAAAAGCCATTCGTAAAGGTCTATCGGTTTTTGTGTGGGGTGGATTTTGTTCCTATTTTTTCTAACGCTATATCTAAATATTTTTGATGGTCTGTCTAATGACGACCAAGCCATTTCAGCCATTGAAAAGTTGTTTAATGTTTCGGGTTGATTTTTATCCCAAATTATAAATCCTTTGTTGTACGGACTTCTAGCCCAAAGTTGCCCGAAGTAATTCCCACCCCAAATGATTTGATTTTTTGAAATACGAAAAAGCTCATTAAAGTAATCGTCATTGGGCTTTACATCCCATTGAGTGTATTCTGCCATATTAAATTTATGGTCACCACCTCTTTTTGTTTTGTTCAAAATACCATATGGAGGGTCAACAATTGCAAGGTCAAAATAGTTGTCGGGATACCTTGCCATTAAATTCATATTATCTTCTCTTGTAATTGTAATCATAGCAAGTTTTAATTTTTAGTGGCGAACCTTGAAATAGTTAAATCCGAAATATTTTTACTGATGTCTTTTCCGAGGTTATTTACAATAATGCTGTCAAAATCTTCATAATCAATTTCTCTTACATCATTGTCTATGCAGTTGTATAAGTATTCTGAAAATGTGTTTGCTCGAATTATCACGATTGGACTTGTACGAATGTCCTGAAGTACGGCTGGAACGTATCTTGGTGTAACAACAATTGTATACGCACCGCCAATTTTTTCACGGTGTCCTTCCAATCTTCCTGCATTTACTCCTGATAATTTGTTTTTGGTTGATTTTGCATCAACAGCAAATTTTTTCTTTTTTGGAATGTATATGCACTCTAAATCTGTGTTTCCTGCTCCTCCAATTTTTTGAGCTTCTACGTTGTAGAACATATTAAATCCTTCTGTTAGAGCATCCTCAAAAAGGTACGCTTCTGCACCTTCATTGTTATCTGCGTATTGCTCAATTAGTTTAGGAAGATTAAGTAATTCAAATTTGAAGTCATCTATTTCCTCCTCAATTTCAATAAGTATTGTTTTTGGATAAAAGCTGTAAATTTCTTTGACAACATCTATTTTTAAACGCTCAGGGTCATTCAGCAACAATGGTTTTTCTAAAAACGAATATTCTCTTTCTAATTGCTGAACCAATGTTTTTAGGTTATCGGGAATAGAAACTTCGTTTTTCGTAATTTTTCTAAATGTCTTGGTGTTCCCGTGTTGTAATTTAGTAATAACAACTCCCTCTTTCTTATTCAAAACACCTGCACTTTCAAATAAACTTGAAACATAATAATCCCATTCATATGCGGAATTTACATAAGCGTGACTATCCTCTTGGAATTTAGTAGCAAGCTTTTCATCAGAAAGTTTACGTAAATCCAAAAGTTCATTTACCAATTTATTGTACGTTGTTTCTGTAATTTCTTTTGTGAAAACTACTGAATAGGCTACTTCAAAAGCGTAAAGTTTATTTGAGAGTCTTGGTTCGGATAATAGTTTGAAAATCAATCGAAATGGATAGAGTTGAAACTCATTATCTGTTCCGCTATGAGGATGTTGATATTGGACAGCCCAAAGCATTGTGAGAAATATCTTGGCTGTTTTTTCTTTGTCTTCAACGTGTTTCAAAAACAAGTTACCAAGTGGACTAAATAAAAATCTGTCTTGTCCATCAACTTTGGCTTGATAACCAAACATATAATATGAAAGCTGATTGATTTTGTGATTTATCGCATCAAGTGGTAATTCAGGATTTCGCTCGTTG